TTTAATTTCTTCTGGGGCTGACTCTTCGACTTCTTCGGATTGCTCTGGCTCAGGTTCCATTTCTGGTTCTTGTATATCTTCTTCAACGGTTTTTGGTTTAGATTCCACTGAGTCATTATCCATATTAGTTTCCATATTAGGTTCATCTTCCACGGCTTTTGGTATATCCATAGTCTGTTCGTTTGGTGTTTCAATATCTATCTCCATTTCCATTTCTACTGATGCTACTGTAACTTCTGTAGGCATCTCTATATTAGTATCCATCTCCATTTGAAAATCCATTTCAAAGTTTTGCATTTCTATTTCTACAGATTCAAAAGAGAAATTATCTGTGGGATTATCTATTGGATCAAAGTTAAAATCATCATTAACTTCATTGTTTTCAAAAATCATTTCAGCTACATCATTAGCATCTTGTCCATAGTCTAATACCAAGAACTCTTCTAAGTCTTGTATCTGTTGAGTAACAATAGTTGACACTACATTATAAAGTACGTTGATCGAAACATCGTCAAACAAAACTCCAACAGCCAGGTTAATATCTTTTCCACCTATCTCAATAGAAAGAGTTGTAATCTTTCCTGCAAAATTAAAGTTACCTAAATACTCTTGATACCCGCTGCTTACACCTGTTGCAGATAAAACATCTGTACCATTAAAGATTTCAGTCTTTCCATTCTTACCTATAATTTTCATATAGATACTGTCTTGTGCATCTTGTTTATCTACTTCAATGCTATATTGAGTTTCACCTCCGTAATTAATATCTAATGAGGATATATCGACTTCTTGATAAAAAGTTGTTAGAGTACTATCTGTAATTTCTGCACATTTGTCTGTACCTAGTTCATTACAATAACTACCTGTTCGCATGGAAGCAGAACCTTCACCACCCCAATCTGAATCCATATCTCCTTCTTTGGTAGTGGTTACAAATTCGTTAGAGCCATCTAATAAATCCCCACTATCTTTATGTTCAACAGTAGTTTCTATTATTTCTGTAGTAGTATTTTCTGTGGTTACGCCTTCAGTACAAAGGCCTAATGTTTCAGCTGTACACTCTGACTTTAGTTCAGAGTAAAAGGAGCAAAGTAATACCGCCAACAATGTACTTCTTAATAGCACTGTGTGTCTCCTTATTAGGTTCTTCTACTATCTTTAATTCTTCTTCTTGTTTAGCCATAGCTATAAATACTTGGCTGTTTTCTGGAACCATATGTCTATTATCTAACCATCCTTGTTTGGCCTCTTCTCCTATAGATCCCATGTAAGGGCAATATGTAGCTGCCATCCACATAGCATCAAAAATTCTAGAGTCTGCACAGAGCGTAGAGACTGCAGCCACTTTCATGCCCATGCCAAATAAACTTCGAGATAACTTAATCATTTCACAATTAGTATCTTTGATTGTTATACCAGAACTAATACCTAAGACTTGAGTTTGAACACTCCCAGAATATCCACTTGTACATACATCTGAATTATTAACCACGACACTTGGGCTATTTGCTGTAGGTGGTGTATTGTTTGTTACAACGGTTGATGACACCGTATTACTATCTGCAGCATGTAAGTCTACATATGTAGCTGTTGCTCCAAATACAAATAATATAGTTAGTAATAGTTTCATAAGTTGAAAGGTACCTTGTTAAAGTTGATCATGAATATAATCCATGTCATAACTACCAATCCGATGATGGTAGTAGTTCTATCTAATTTATGTAAATTATAAAATGTTGTTAATATAAAATCAAGAAATTTTTGAAAATGGTCAAGCAATCCAAGAGTGTACTTTTCAAGTTTGTATTCATATTTTTTTACCATTTACTTTTATCCGCCCAATAAGCTGCAGACATTTTTCCTTTAGCAATATTTTTTCCATGCCTTGCTTTAAAAGATTTGCGCTTAGCTTTCATTCTAGCTGATTCACCAGACTTAGGTTTGCCAGCAGTACTAGCTCCTTGTTCTCCGTATCTAATTGTTTTAATTTTGCTGCCTTCTTTGGCAACTACTACGTGAGATTTCTTTGGGTGATTAGGCGTACGCTTTGGCTTGTTATATCCAGATACCCCAGCTCTTGCTAGTCTAGGGTCTTTCTCCATTATACTTCTTCTCTTTTAATCATTACCTTTGCTTGTTGGATTCCTGACTTAGCCATATCCATAGCATCTTTAGTTTCTTTACGTTGTCTTTCTAAATCAGTATTCTCATCATCAATCATAAGCTTAGCTTCTTCTAATCCCATTTCATCTGAATGTATTTTAGAATCAAGAGCTAGTTTAGCTTTACGTAAATCTAAATCTTCTTGTTGTATTTCAACTTGTTGTTCAGCTACGCTTTTCTTTTCTCCTGCCATAATCTTTGCTTTCTCTTCATCTAGTTTCATAATAGAATCAGAAGCATTGGCTGTAAGTAAAGCAATTTGATTTTCCATTTCAGGAGGTAAAGGTTGTCCTGACATAACTGCTTGTTGCATTTGAGGGTCTTGTATCATCTGAACAACAGAGCTTCTATACTTCATAGCTAAGTGATCTTGTACGTGAGAAGCTAATGTTGCAATCATTGGAGCGTTTTCTTTATAAGCAGGATTGTTCATAAGAGAAGCATGAGCTACAATATGTGCATCATGATTCTGATCAGGCCTTGGTTGTAAAGGTGCCCCCTTCATTGCGGCCATGTTTTCGGAAACAGGATCAGCAGTGACAGGTTGTTGCTTTTGTTTTAAATATCTTTGAGGTTCTTCAATACCCATAGCACTAAAGAGTTCCATGCCTATAGCTTCCATGTTATAAGCATTAGGATTTTGCTGAGCTATTTGCATTACTGCATTTACTTTCGCAATCCTGTGTGCTTCTGTTGGCATATTAGGATCTGATACAGGGATAACATCAATTGATTTTAAATTGAAATCTTCCTTGAAGACTTGTTGTGCACCACCTGCGACCTCGTAAGGATACATATCAGGAAGATACTCATGATCTAGTCTCGCGAGTATTCGCAGGTCTTTGGATTGAGCGTTATGCAGACGCTTGTGCACTGCTGAGAATAGCTTTGAAGATTGCTCTAGCAAAGCCATAGTTGTACCAACTGGTCCATAGTTAGAAGCGTTTTCTGCTATGTTATCAGCTGAGTCAGCAAACTCTTTTGCAGCATTAACAACATACTGCATTAAATTGTATAGGGTACCTGAAGGTTCTTTAAATGGTAAAGGCTGTAGAGACTTGCCTAGGTCACCCGCAGGACTATTTACTTCTCTCCACTCACCAGGAGCAATAGGCTCGTCAGGTGCAAGCACGCGAAGTCCATGTGCTTTAAACCCGCCAGGTAAATTTGCAAACGTACCTGCATCAATCAATTGTCTCATTGAAGATGTTGCCGTTTTTGTTAATCCTCCAATTAAATGGAGGTAACCATAACCATAAAAACCTAAACCTGGAATCATATAATAATGAGTGAAGTACATCTTCTTTTCTTTTTTAGGATCATCTTCATTCCAATTCTTTCTAATAGCCAAGACTTCTCCGTCTGTTGTCATATGTACAACATAAGGAAGTCTTAAGCCATCAGGGTCTTCAAAACCTGGGACGTCTAAGTTCACGTGCATCTCTAAGATTTCAACACGTTCTGTTTCGCCATATGGTTTCGTAACTCCTAATACTTCATCAGCACTCTCTTGTGATGAGGAAGACTCAACATCGCTCTCACTTATTTCTATGTCACGGAAAGTTCCTACCATCTGAGATTTTTTAACCTCATTCATGGACATACTATATTTGTGAGTAAAGCGTTCTGCTGTCTCCAAGTCTGATGCAAAGTAATCTATATAAAAATCTTGCGCTTTAATGTATTCAGTTCTTGGTCTTTGTAAACTTACATCCCAATAAGTTTTTTTAAACGCAGAACCATACAATGAAACGTAAAATAATAATCTGTCTAATTCAGGGCCGTACTCTGGCATTTGAATTTGTGTTTGGTAATTCATAAAATGTCTTACACGATTTGCTTGCTCCATTTTTTGTGGAGTCTGTGCCCCTACTAAACGAGTACGTATAGGGCCTTCTGTTGGAAATAATTCTTTGTAAGCTTTAGCTTGAAACTTTACTACTGCTTGTGCTAGGACTGGATGAGAAGCATTGGCTGCTCCTGGGAACGGTTCATTTGATTCTTCATTACCAAATCCTAATAAGTCTACACCTTCTTCAGCTATATGATCATACTCACTTCTTGATTGTTGATCTCTTTCAAATGAATCTAGTAATTCAGTAGACAATCCATTTAAATCTTTTTCATCTAAAATTTCTGCTAGGTTTGCATCATGTGCTGCTGCATCTAATGGTAGATCTTCATCATCGAATAAGCCCATTGCTTTGGCTTCTTCCATTAGGGGTCTGTCTTCTAGTGTAACTTCTGCTCCACCATCTTCATTAACTAAAACTTCTTCTTCGGCTGGAGTTAAATCTCTAACCTGTTGTATGTCTTCCCCCTCAGGGTTATTTAAAATATCTTCTATTATCATGTATCAATCCTTTAATAAAAACGTCTGCGTTGTCTATTATATACAGTTTCATCGCCCAAGTCAAGCCATGAATTGTCACTATGTTCTAAATATCCTCCGTTACGTACATAGAGTACTGCTTGTGTTACGGAGTCTACTATATCATCATGAGGTCCTGCAGGAAATTGTCTGCATTCTTCTATAGTTTCAGTAGCCCAAACCTTTTTAAGTGGAGCATATATCCTAGAGTTGTGGAATAAAGAACTCACAGCGTAAGCTCTAGAAACTTTGTCTCTGTCTGGTTGGTATTCTTGTATAGGCAGTCCAGCTAATCTTAAATCTTGTATTAAAGATTGACCTGAAGCTTTCTTTTCAATAACTATAGAGTCAGGACTATGCTTAATGTATTTTTCTACAGCTTTTTCACGCAGTGTTGGGAAATCCCAACGACCTTTCTCCATACCCAGCAGGACCATGTTAGCTAAACTGATGTCATCTTTTTTAAATATCCCCCATGTCGTAACTACAGAGTAATCTGCTGTAGTTTTAGTAGAGAATGCTGTATCCCACGACTGAATAATAAAATCACAGTCAGGTGGGTCTTCACTTGACCAGTCTTGCCAGTAGTCTACCTGGATTATGCCGCCAGATTCGGAAGATGGGCTCTGTAAGTAGAGAGCATCAAACTTAAATGGTGGAGTATTGTTTTTTGTACGTACAATATCTTCTGTTGTCCAGCAAAATCCTGCAGGTCTGTCTGGTGCAGGCCAAAACGATTCCCCAATCTTAGGTTTTGGGTAGGATTTCTCTAAATACCCTTGGTCAATTAATTTTTTGCGCGCATTTTTCAACTGTTCTGTAGATTCAGAAGTGTTTAACGCAGGAATACTAACAACATCCCACTTATCTGCTAGCGGTGAGGCTTCTTGTTGCTTTAATAGGTGCCCCGCCAAGTCATTTTCGTGCCATCTTGTCATAACAAGCACAACTTTTCCGCCTGGCATCAGTCTTGTACGCAGACCTGAAGAATACCAGTTGTTTAATTGCTCTCTTCTTGTCTTTGAGTACGCATCTTGCTCTGATATGGGGTCATCAATAACCGCAAGGTGGGCACCAAAACCTGCAATACCAGATCCAGAACCAGCAGCCAAGAAACTTCCCGCTACTTTGCCTTCTGTTTCTAGCGCCCAGGAGTTTGCCGCTCTATTATCTTTACGAATTTTTACTTTAGGAAAGATTGTTGTAAATGCTGTGGTGTGAATGATGTCTCGAATAGTTCTACCGAACTTAGTAGCTAGGTCATCGGAGTGAGATACTGCTATCTCTTGCCAATAAGGATTACGACCTAGCGCCCAAGCGGGGAAATATGTTGAAGTGATTAATGACTTAGACGAACGCGGAGAAACGAAGACCATGAGCCTATCGGTGTCTCCTTTTTCGAGCGCCATTAATTGATCGCATAGTAAACGATGATGCGGTCCTACATTGAATGAAGGATTCATAAGCATAACGAATGATAGTAAATCATCCCTGGCTTGTTTGACCGCTAGCCTAGTGGCTGCGTCTCTGTCTGCTAATTTATTCTGACTTGATGTATCCAAGGCCACCCCACAAAATTAATTG